CAGACACTTATGCTGAGTGGCTCCGCATCCTAAAGGCATATGCCCCATATAGATTAACAGACTTCTTTGACATGGCTACCATTACTGAGCCAGTTATTGTTGGAGACCCACAGCCAATGCTTGCTGACCTATACATGTCTATTGAAAAGCACATTGAAGATTTGGTTGTCGCAAGCGATCTTGCAAATGCTGCAAAAGAATACGGATTGGCAAACTTCTTTGCTGATCGTCAGACAGCATCACAAAAATTCTGCTGGCAGATTCGTGTTAGCATGGAAGTAGAGGAGATGGACTAATGCCATATCATGTTGGAGAAAAAGGATCTTATGGTTGCAAGGGATATCCTGCACTAAAAGACGATGGTACCGTTATGGGGTGCCACGACACTGCTGAAGAAGCAGCAAATCAAATTTATGCTATCAACCAGTCAGAGGGCAATGTAGACAAGAAGTACCCTTGTTGGGAAGGCTACGCACAGCGTGGCATGAAGCCAGGAGACAATGGCAAGATGGTTCCAAACTGCATTCCAGTAGCCAAAGTAGATCGTCAAATTGTTGAAGGCGACTACGTTGTTGGCGGTACGTCTGAGGGTCTGGTTATTGGACAAGTAGAACACATTATGACTGAGGGTGGAGTATACGGAGTGCCAGGCACAGAGTATGCCATCCAGTCTACACCAGAAAATCCAGCAATGGCTGTAAGAATGTTTGAACAAGAAGAGGACGGAACATTCTGTCCAACAGCATACTCAATTGGTATGCTTTACAATGACGCAACCATTGTTGACATTGAGGTTGCAGAAGAAGAGGATGAAGATGAAATGGAAAAGGCTGAGGGCTATTCCCCTCCTGCTGGTGCCAGGTCTGCTGCTCGTCGTGCTATTAAATTCAAAGAAGATGGCAAAGCCACTGGGGCAGGAACTGCAGTTGGATGGACTAGGGCTAGACAATTGGCTAATGGAGAGACACTCTCGCTAAGTACTGTTAAGCGTATGTACTCTTACTTCTCACGTCACGAAGTAGACAAGAAGGGTAAGGACTGGGGAAGCCAGTCTAACCCATCTAACGGCTACATCATGTGGCTTGCATGGGGTGGAGATGCAGGATTCTCCTGGTCTCGTGGCATTGTGAATCGCATGAAGGACAAGAGCCTGTTTGCTGATTTTGGTAAGGACTATACCAAGCATACTTCTCTAGATGCAATCTGGAAAGAGTAGTAATGAAAAAAGCACTTATAACTGGCATAACAGGTCAGGATGGTTCATACCTGGCAGAACTACTTCTTAACATTGGCTATCAAGTCCACGGTATCGTAAGACGATCGTCAACAGATAACCTAGTTAGAATCAAGGGTATCCTAGATAACGATAACCTATTCCTTCACCAAGGAGACCTAACTGATTCTGGATCTATTACAAACCTAATTAAGATTATTGAGCCAGACGAGATTTACAATCTTGGTGCACAGAGCCACGTGCAGGTATCATTTGACACAGCAGAGTTCACTGCAGAAACAGATGCTATTGGTGCACTACGCATCCTTGAAGCAGTTAGAGTTCTTGGTCTAAAGGATACAAGGTTCTATCAGGCATCTACATCTGAGATGTTTGGCAAGGTACAGGAAGTTCCGCAAAAGGAAACCACCCCATTCTATCCAAGATCTCCATACGGTGTAGCAAAACTATACGCACACTGGATTACAAAGAACTATCGTGAATCTTATGGTATGTTTGCTACCAGTGGAATTCTATTTAACCATGAGTCACCTAGACGTGGAGCAAACTTTGTGACAAGCAAGATTGTTTTGTCTCTTAATGCTATTAAAGATAGCAATATGGATACCCTGGAACTTGGAAACCTAGACGCTCTACGTGACTGGGGACACGCCAAGGACTTCGTATACGCCATGTGGCTGATGCTACAAGCAGATGAACCAGACGACTACGTGATCTCAACAGGTGAGCAACACTCTGTTAGAGAGTTTGTGGAGATTGCCTCTAAGCACTTCGGCTTTGACATTGAATGGCAGGGCACAGGCGTAGAGGAAATCGGTATTGATAAGAACACTGGCAAGACTATCGTAAAGGTAAATCCAAAGTTCTTTAGACCAGCAGAAGTAGAAACCCTATTGGGAGACTCTACAAAGGCTGAGGAGAAGTTGGGATGGTTCCGCAAGAGATCATTCGCAGACTTGGTAGAAGACATGTGTGAGAATACTCCAAAGATCTTCCCAAACTATTCAGCAGAATAACTTGACTCCAAGTCCAATCCTTGATACAATAGATGTCTAAGGTCCCATAGTTTATCGGTTAGAACGTCGCCCTTTCACGGCGGTAGGAGGGGTTCGACTCCCCTTGGGACTGCCAGTCCCCTTTGGTGTAACTGGCAACACTACGGTTTTTGGTACCGTCATTCTAGGTTCGAATCCTGGTGGGGGAGCGAAAAGGAGAGAAATGTTTATATCAAAAGCAAAACTAGAAAAGATCAAGACCGAAGCCTGGAACGACGGCTTTGACGTTGGTCGTAAAAAAGCGGTAAACGAAACAAGAAAAGTGTTCATCAAACTATTGACTAAGGAAGTAGACTTCGGTATAATTGATAATACAACAGGTCTCAATAGAGCCATAGAAATCATTCGTAAAGGAAAGCAGTAATGCACGAAGAACACGCAGGAGAAACGCTCTTAGACACAATCCTAGAAGTAACATTTGGGCTAGAGCATATGGTATCAGAATTTTTCTGGAATGCCGTATTTTTATTGGTAGGCTTTGCAGTATCAAAGGCAATAGCACTACGCAAGATCCACAAGTACATTGATGACAAGCACGGTGTTAGTCACCAGAAAGACGAGTATTAAAATGATTAAACCTTTAGAAGATAAGGTAGTTGTAAAGCCTCTAGTTGAGGCAGAGAAGACTTCATCGTCTGGACTTATTATCCAGACACTAGAAAAGGAAAAGCCAACCGAGGGAATCGTTGTTGCAGTTGGTGCAGGAGCAACGTTTGCAGACGGTACCAAGATGACTATTGACCTATCTGTAGGCGACAAGGTTATCTATTCTAAGTATGCTGGAACAGATATTGAGCACGATGGTGAGAACCTTGTAATCCTACCATACCGAGACATCTTTGCAGTGATTGGATAGCCATGCCTAAGATTGCTATTGAGGACATGACACCAGAGCAACAGGTTGTTATACAGGTTCTTATTAATGAGGGTAAGTTGCAGGCGTACGAGGAACTTCTTGAAGAGTTTGAGAAAGAGCACATGGCAACCGCTACCGAAGACCCATACTATGGCTACTACATCAAGCACGTGATTAAGAGAATCCACGAGTTGTATGACCCATTGGTAAAGGAAACTGAGTAAAGATGGACTGGAATGTCATTGTCGGGATGATAACAGACATTAACCATGTAATCGTTGACTTCTTTTGGAATACCATTTATGAGTTGACAGTAGCAATAATCTCATATAGAATTATTGTTAAGAAACTAGAAAAACGCTTCGTAGAAAAGAATAAGAATGAATCAGATTAATGTATTGGATGAAGGATATGTACGTCTTGTTGACACCCTTGGTAATGATCTATCTGTGGTTAATGCTGCACGTGTATCGTACGATAAAGAGTCTTACGAGTTTGAGCCCAGAGACGAGAAACTTCTTAGTTTCCTCGTCCGTGAGGGTCACACGTCACCGTTTCGTCACGCAGCACTCACGTTTGAAGTATATGCACCGCTCTTTGTTGCAAGACAATGGTGGAAGTATGCAGTCTCCTCAACACACGTAGACGATCAGAATGGATGGAACGAATCTTCTCGCAGATACATTACAGAAGAAGAGCAGTTCTATGTACCATTGCATGACCAGTGGCGTAGCAAGCCAGAGAATAGCAAGCAGGGTAGCGGAGAGCCAGTTTCAGAATCTCTTGGCATGGTATACACTAACAAGTTAATCAACCTTATTGCACAAGGTACCGAATGGTATCACGAGGCTATGGATGACGGCATTGCTCCAGAACTTGCACGTCTATTCTTGCCTGCATACGGAATGTATGTACGCTGGCGTTGGACAACTTCGCTACAGGGCGTTATGACATTCCTTAACCAGCGACTAGAGCACGATGCACAGTTTGAAATCCAGGAGTATGCTAAGGCTGTTAGAGATCTTTCAGAGCAGGTATTCCCACAAACACTTAAGGCGTTGAGCAATGAGCAATAGCAGATACCAAAAGCGTAAGCAAGATGCACAACTTGCTGCAATCATTCGCAAAGCCAAGATTGATATGGAGAAATGGGTTTCTACCCTATCTACTATGCCTACCGAAGTTGAGATTAAGGCGTTTCAGGCAGGGTACATTGCAGGAATCAATCGTGGAAGTGCGGTTAAGGAATGATCATTGGTCTAAGCGGTTATGCACAAACAGGTAAAGATACCGTAGCAGGGCATCTGATAGCAAATTATGACTATCGCAGGGTTGCCTTTGCAGATCCCATCAGAAAGGCTCTCTACAGACTAAATCCAATTGTATCTCTTGGAGAATTTGCAGGTGTGCACCTGGCACAAGCGGTTGATGGTCTAGGCTGGGAAGAGGTTAAGCAACAGTCTCCAGAGACTCGTAGGCTCCTGCAGGTTCTTGGAACAGAGGTTGGCAGAGAGATGTTTGGTCCAGACTTCTGGGTAAATCAGGCTATGGGAAATGCTGGCAAGTTCGATAAGATTGTTTTGACAGATGTCAGATATCCCAATGAATACAAGGCAATTAAGAACCGTGGCGGTATCATTATTAGGATAGTTAAGCCTGGTACTGGGGCAGTTAATGAGCATGAGTCCGAAACAGCCCTTGACAACTTCTCGTTTGATGCTACAATTGTTAATGACGGTTCTATATATGAACTAAGTCAAAAGATTGATAGCCTAATGAAGGAAAGAGCATGATTGATTCAGTAAAAATTGGTCCCCAAGTATTCGTGGTAGAGTTTCGTGATACACGTGAAGACGGTATGTTAAATGACAACTCGTATGGATATACCCTAGACCAGGGAAACCTTATTGTTATTGCAGCAGACATTAGTTTGAGCAAGCAACAGGTAACTATGGTGCACGAGGTTCTACACTGTGCACGTATGGTCCTTGAGGGATCTACAAAGCCAAAGAAGAAGGCTGAGTATGAAGAGTGGGAACATCACTTTATCGGTATTTATGAAAACGCATTCCTGATGATTATGCAAGATAATCCAGAACTAGCCAAGTGGCTAATTAAATAATATTATATAAATAATAGAAAAGAGTATAACATGAGTTATAAAGAAGACATCCTACGCCTACGAGCCGAGGGAAAGAGTTACGGAGACATTAGCCAGGAACTTGGTTGCTCCAAAGGAACGGTAGCATATTACCTAAAAGATTCTACAGACTATTCAATCAAGGAAGTAAAGATGACAGCAAGCAGTGTATTCTCAGACAAGATCGTTACCTATATTGAGAACTATAAGATTAAGCGTCCCTGTGCTGGTTGTAGCCAATATCTACACCACAGCCAGATGGACTTTCTAGATGCTCACCGTGAGGCAGAGATTGTGAAGATGGTTGTTGACCAGGAAACC